ATCTGTGGAGAATCATCCACAAGTATTAAGTGCAATTACAGATTTAGAGGTTCTTACAGACATACTTATCCAAGAAGGAAAGGATAATGTTGATCTTGCGATTAGTAATGTGTTTAATTAGTTGATTGATTAAAATTACATAACCAGAAGTAAAAGTTATTTGCTTTCTGGTTATGTAAGAGTTATTTGAAAAATAATGCTTGACAAACTACAAATATAAATGTATAATGGTAATATGAATGAGAGGAGGTTAGGTTTTGAGAGAAATATTTAATATTGTTGACCAATTGGCAAACACAAGTTCCAGAACAGATAAGGAGGGTATCTTAAAACGAAATATTAATAATCAATTATTAAAAGATGTTCTTAAATTTATTTATGATCCATTCACAATTACAGGACTGTCTAAAAAGAAAATAAATAAAAATACCAATTTAAATCTTACTATTGAATTAAATACTATTGAAGAAGCTATGTATTATATTAAGAAAAACAATACTGGTAGAGATATTGACATTGCTAACTTGCAGCATTTTATTTATCGTCATGATAAAGATTTACAGGATTTCTTCAAACAAGTATTTACTAAGGAATTAAAAATAGGGGTTACGGCAACTACACTAAATAAAGTATATGGTAAAGGATTTATTAATGATTTTTCTGTAATGTTAGCCGAACCATTTGAAAGATTCTATACTGATATTGCTTGTGAAGTAAAGGTGGATGGAACACGGTGTCTTACAATTAAACAAGGTAATTCTGTTAATATGTTTACAAGAAATGGGAAATTGATTGAAGGGTTTGACAATATTGCTAATCAAATAAAATTGTTGCCAATTGAAACAATAGTATTAGATGGAGAATTAATCGGTAAAAATTATACTGATACTATGAATAAACTTTTTAGAAAATCAAGTGGAAAAGAAGCTAATTATATGATTTTTGACATGCTTAATATCACAGAATTTCAAGAAGGTATTTCAAGTGATGATTACTGGACAAGAAAACAAGGATTAATTGAGTTATTTAAACCATTGGACAATAAAATACATGAAAATCTTATTTGTGTAGAACCTTTTAAGATATGGGATTTGAAGGTGCTATGATTAAACCATTGGATAGTAAGTATGAATGTAAAAGAAGTTATGCTTGGCAGAAAGCAAAATTGTTTCAAAGTGATGAGTTTAGAATTATAGATTTTGAAGAGGGTGATGGTAAATACAAAGGAACGCTTGGAAAAGTAATTATTGATGTAAACGGAGTTTTAGTAGGTTGTGGATCTGGATTTAATGATAATGAAAGATTTGATATTTGGAGTAATAAAGATAAATATTTAGGTAAATGGATTGAAGTTCAATATCAAGAGAAGATTGAGAAAACTGGAAGTCTAAGATTTCCTACTGTTAGGGGGTTGCGATTAGATAAATAATGGTATTAAAAATTTCTCATAATGAATACGTTGCAAGATTAAAAGAAATTAATAAAAATATTATTATAATTGGAAAATATAATGGTTATCATAATTCAGTTCAACATAAATGTGAATGTGGAAATGAAGATTGGTATCCACAACCAGCTAATGTTTTAAATGGTCGTAAATGTAAAAAATGTGCAACAGAAAGAATTGCTAAAAATCAAACTAAAAAACACGATGATTATATAATAGAATTACATAATTTAAATCCTAATATTTGTGTTTTGGAAACATACATAAATGCAAAAACAAAAATAAGGCATCAGTGCGAGTGTGGTAATTCAGATTGGTATACAAGTCCCTCAAACGTTTTAAAAGGCAGAAAATGTAAAATATGTGGAATAAAAAAATTTGCTAAAAAATTAAAAAGAACCGATAAAGAATTTAAAAAGGAAATTTATAATTTGGTTGGTAATGAATACACTCCACTATGTAAATATAATTTAGTAACAGAATATATAAAAATGAGACATAATATATGTGGTTATGAATGGGATATTACACCGATTAGTTTTTTAATAGGAACAAGATGCCCTCGTTGTGCTAATGAGAGAAGTGAAAGTATTATTGCTATTACTTTAAAACAAGTATTAAAATATTATTATCCAAATACTATATGGGAGTATGATATTGGATTTAAAGGAATAAATGGAGGGTATAGTCGTTATGATATTTATGTTCCAGAATTAAATTTATTGATTGAATGTCAAAGTGAATATCATGATAATATTAAGCAACAAAAACATGATTTACTAAAAAAGAATTATGCAATAAAAAATAAATATAATTATATGGCATTAGATAAAAGGAATTATAATCAGTTAGAAGCAATTCAATTATTTTTTCCAGAAATTAATAAAATACCAAAGTGGGTCGATGTGTCTATAAGACATACAAGAAGCACTTGGGATGTTGCGAAAGCACAAGAATTACTTGAAAAAGGTTTTACAACACCAGAGATAGGAGAAATATTGAACGTTTCTTATGCAATATTACATTCTGCAATTACAAGAAAATCTTTAATAAGACCTATTAATTATAAAATAAAACAAATAAAACAAAGAAAGAAAGTTGTGCAGTTAGATTTAAAAGGAAAATTTTTAATGGAACACGATGGAATAACTTTAATAGATGGTTTTACAGCAACAAATATTTCAGCTTGCTGTAGAGGTAAAAATAAATCATATAAAGGATATAGATGGATGTACGCAGTAGAATATTATGATAATATAAAAAATATAAAACCATATAAAGATACTGTAAAGCAATCACCTAGACAAATTGTTCAATTATCTAAAGATGGCGAATTGATAGCAACATTTGAAAAAATGACCATAGAAGGATTTAATAAAAGTGGAATATGGAGATGTTGTAACAAAAAAACGAAGACATATAAAGGATTCAAATGGATGTATTTAGAAGAATATTTAATTATTAAAGAGGAAAGGAAGGAGAATATGAGTTTCAAAGATTTATCTAATCTAACATTTGTGGTTACTGGAAGCGTGGAAACATTTAAAAATCGTAAGGAATTAGAAGCATTGATCAGTAGTTTAAATGGGAAATTGAGTAGTGCAGTTTCAAGTAAAACAAATTATTTAATCAATAATGATGTAGAATCTACTTCTGGCAAGAATAAAAAAGCGAAAGATTTAAATGTGCTGATTATTTCTGAAGCACAATTTAATGAAATGATTGGTAGGTGATAATTAAAATAATACTTGACAAAACAATAAATTACTAATATAATTAAATTATAACATCGAACTATACTTTGGTTAAAACTTTTAAATTATTCTATAATAAGAAAGGAAAACTATATGGATATTGTAAAACGTATTAGGGAGATTGTCAGTTATTTAGTTTCGGCTACTGCCATTCATGATCCTGATATGGCAAAAGTATTCGCTGATGAATTAGATGTTTTGTTACCTACATTGGAATTGCAAGAGAACGGTAAATAAAATTCTTGCATTCCATTATACAAATTCAAAAAGAAAGGAGATTACATATGATTACAGTAGAAAAAGATCCTTATACGTCAATTGTTGTGAAAGATGAAGATGGTGAATTAGTAACTATTTCAGAAGGTGATAATGTTAAATTTTGCACAGATTCAGGCGAAGTTAAACAAGGTAAATTAATTAAATTTAATGGTAAAAAAGAGAAGTTAAAACTTCAAATTATGCCTGTAGGTTCTGAATGTGAGGAAATTTGGTCAGTAATGGTAATGAGTGAAGGTAGTTTAGTGTTAAATAGAGTAACAGAGTAACAAAATAAAAATATAAATAATGGAGGAAATTATTACATATGAGTGAAACAAAAACAATGTTACGTGAAGCAGAAAATAAAGTTTTTATTGAAGGTGTTGTATCAGAAGTAAATTTTGAAGTTAAACAAATTGAAGGTAAAGAAGCAATTACAGGTGATATTGTAATTCAATTAAATGATGATTCAATTTGTACAGTAGATGTATTTTCTTATAAACTTAAAAAAGATGGTAATGAAAACACAGTATTCAAAGGACTTTCTACTGTAATGAATGAGTATAAATCCATTGCTAAATTTGGTAAAGAAGAAGCAGACCAAGTAAGAATATCGGGAGCAAAACTTGTAGTAAATGATTATTACAGTAATGCAGGTGTATTAAAATCTGATGTAAAAGTTCAAACAAACTTTGTAAACAGAATGAAACAAGGAGAAGAACTTAATCCAAAAGCAGAATTTGAAGTAGAAGTATTTATTCATAAAATTAATGATGAAGTGAATAAAGATAATGAATTGACAGGTAATAAAATTATTAGTGGTCTTGTGCCAGTTTATGATGGTAAGATTGTTCCAATGAATTTTATTGTTTCTGATCCTGATATAGTAAAAGCTATTGAGAGTCTTTATGAAGCAGGTCAAACAGTAAGATTATATGGAGATGTGAATATTTCTATTACAACTACTAAAACTATCGTGCCTGTGGCAATTGGTAAACCAAAAGAAGTTATTAATACTCTAACAACAAGAGAATTAATTATAACTGGTGGTAGTGAACCCTATGCAGAAGATGATGCAAACACATTTAATGTAGAAACTGTTAAAAATGCTATGGCAGTAAGAACTGAAATGTTAGAAGAATTAAAGAATAAGAAAGATGCTCCTAAAAACTCTAGAGGAAAAGCATCTTCTGTTCCCAATAGTGGTAAAAAACTTCCATTTTAATAAAATTTTAATATAAAGTATTTGAGTATATTGGGTAGATAAATATTATATCTGCCCAATTAAAATTGAAAGGAGAAATATAATTTAATATGGTTGATATTTTTAATCCACAGGTATCTGTGGTAGCAAAAGGACTTGAAGGTAAACGTATTATGATTTATGGGGGAAACAACTTAGGAAAAACAAAACAAGCAACAAGAATGAAAAAACCTTTCTATCTTCCTTTTGAAAAAGGTGTAAACGCTATTGCTGGTGTTCCTTATGAACCTATTAATACATGGGCAGATTTTAAAAAAGTTAACAAACAATTAACGGGTGCAGCAACATTAGAAAAAGCAAAATCAATATATAATACAATAATTTTTGACGAAGTAGAAGCATCTGCTAAATATTGTCAGCGTTATATTAATAGTGTATATGGGGTTAATCGCATTAGAGAAGGTAATGATGGTTATGGTTTATGGAAGGAATACGAAACAGAGTATTGGGAAGAAATTAATAAACTAACTGGTGCAGGATATACAGTTATTTTTATTGCACACCAAACTGAAAATAAAGACGGACTTATTCTTCCTAAAGGTGATAAAAGGGCATTGGAACCAATTGTAGATAACTGTGATATTGTAGTTTATGTAAAATCAAATGGAGTAGATGAAGATGGTAAAGTTATTAAATCATCTGCTTACTTGGCACAAACAAATGATTTTTTTGCAAGAAGTAGA